TTTACAATCAAGATTTACCCTTTTGGAAGGTTGAAAGAATTGCCAAGCGAAAGGTTAAAGAAAGGGCAACTGTATGATATATTTCTCTAATGGCAACACTAGAGGATATCAATATTTTAGATTATCAAGCACCCACGCTTGAGCAAATACTAAAAAGTGGAAGGAAGCCCATTGTAGAACCCACCGAAGGAAGCACCCTTCCGTTTGATGTGAAGCCAGTTCCACCATCTTTCAACCCTGCAAAAGATTTTTTTTACAATAATATTCTTAATTCACAGGGCAGAAAGTTATTTGACATAAGTGGCACAGTTGGAAAGGTGGCTCTTGACCCACTTAATTTTGCAGGTGGTGTTGGTGGTATTAGTAAAGCCAACAAAGCAAGAAGGGGTATAGCAAGCATAGGTCATAATCAAGGACCCCCTCTTGATACAGCACCAAAATATTTAAGTCCAAGAAGTCAAGCTGAATATAACAAGCTTGAGTCAAGAGCTTTTGAAAAAAGTCAAAGAGAAGGCAAACCCATGCCTAAAATTTTTACTGACGAAACGAAAAAGGATCAATTTTTTGCTACAAAGTCAAATGTTACTGATGATGAGTTTGAGGTTTTTGCTGAATGGATAGAAAGTAGCAAAGATCAAAACATTAAAAACCAAGTTGCAGATGTAATAAAGGCAAACAAAGAAAGAAGCCTAGGATTTGGAATGACAGGCTTTGAAAGAGGCTTTGGCAGAATAGATGATATTTCACAAAAACATCTTTTTCAAAACAATCTTGTAGATGCAGATGGTAATGTAACTTTGTATAGAGCAATTAATCTTGGAGAAAATCAAAGCTTGGTGCCTGACACAGGATTAGTAAGCACAACCATAGACCCAAAATATGTGACCGATCTTGCAAAACAAGAGTCTGAAAAAGTTGCTTATGTCATACCTGAAAACATGAAAAGTAAAGTCGATATTTTTGACACGCCCCTTGATTTAGCCATGAAAGGCATTGAAAGAGAAAAACAAGTTATGAAAAGAACACCCATGATTGTTCAGTACAAAGTTCCTGTAAACAAAGTTGAGGCTTACTTGCCTGCTATTTTAAACAAAATGGATGATTTTGAAATTAACTCAGTTGCTAGCAAAAGAGCTTACAGAGATTATGGTGATGAAATAGCAAAAAGGGAAGATGCACACAGAGCGGAAGGTTATGAAGAAGTCTATGGCATAGACGATGAAGTTATACACGAATATGGCATCAAAGAGGATATACTTGATACTCTTTACAATGCAGATTTAGAGTCCGAGGTTATACTTAATGCTACCGATCTTAAACCATCAGGAGTATTTACCTTAGAAGAGTTCACAAAACAAATGAATAAATAATGGCAACACTAGACGAAACAAACATCTTTGGCTTACCGCTTAAAAGACAATACGGTCTTGAGCCTGAACAAAAAACACCTATATCAGAAACCGAACAAGCCAGTCGTCAAGAATACGAACAATTAGTTGGCTCTGACAACAGACTTGGCTTAACTTTTGAAGGCTTTCTCAAAGCCAAAGAAAGACAAAAAGTTTCCGATCAACGCAAAGCAGTCGCACAAGCATTAACAGAAGGTGACACCACCAAAGCCTATGAAGGCTTTACCGAACTACCAATGCTTACAGATCAGCTACCTGCGTACATGACACCAGTTTTAGGTAACATTATTGATGAAAAAGAACGCAGATATTTTGGCGAAAAAGCAGGTCGCCAGTTCAAAGACCCAAGAGACATAGAACTAGAAATGTTGATGGCATCCGATCCAAGAGATGTCAAACAATATACTGAACAAGACCCAGTGGCAGGAGCCATGTCAACTTTGGCAGGAGCTAGCTCACTGATTGGTATCGGTGAAGGTCCATCTTTAGTCAAAGCAGGAATCATGGGTATGTTCCCATCTTTACGCAAAGGCATGACCGCCAAAACCATGGATGGACAAGGTGGTGGTAGCGGTGGCATCAGTGAGATACCGCCTGAACCTAAAAAAGATTACGCAGGCTTTGTTTCTAGCGTAGAAAAAGCAGCTTTGGGACCAGTAAAATTTGGCAAAGGTGATGATTTAATTAAATACTTAGAATCAAAAAGCAGATCAGGAATTTCTCAAAATGAACTCGAATACATTGACTTTGACAAAATCAGAAATAATCCCGATTTAACCAAAGAAGATGTCATTAAGTACATTCAAGAAAATAGACCCAATCTTTATCGAGTTGAAAGGAGAGAAACTGGATTTGATTATGGCAAAGGTGGGGATGACGAAGATTTTACCATAGAGTTTAATCCTGATAGAGCTTGGAACGCTGAAGCAGAGCTTGAACAAGTAAATATGTATTACGATGATGATTTGGAAGAGTTACAAAACCTTGGCACCGAAATAGAACAAATTATGCCACCAAGCGGTGAGATTTCTAAAGCCGATTTTACCCAAGACATGCAAACAGGTTTGCTTGATATTATTCGTTCTGAGCCGATAAGACAACAAGAAGTCTTTATACAGCCAACAGAGGAATTTCCCTTATTCAGGGTAATTGGACCTGACGGCACTGAAGGTCAGCCAATATACAGATACGACTTACAAAACAAAGCAGAGCGAGGTGACGGATTTCAGGGTTATGGTGAAGCCATGAATTACCTTGAAAGTGTTTTAGATCAAGGCAACAAAATCATACCCACCGTAGTAGACGAAAACTCGCAAGATGCAATTAAGCGTAGTTTAGATATTATGTCTCAACAAAGAGTTGGCGTTGATGTTGCAGAAGGCTATCAAGAGCAAAGATTTGTTGGAGACCTATATGAAGGAAATAACGAACAACCCAATGCTCTAACATCAAATTACGAAATTTACGGCAATGAGTCAGATGGCTACACCCTAAAAGTAAACGATGAAATAGTAGATGAAAATCTCTCTATGGATGAGGCAAGAATACAAGCCAATGAAATTGCAAGAAATGATGGTGACATAGGTGCAAGTGCTTATGAAAGCACCTCAAGCGAAGCACCCCTTAAAGATGAATTACCATTCGATGTAATTGAAGGTAATGCAACTCTAAAAACAGAGTATCAAGATTACAGTGGTTATCGACTCCCCATGGGTGGAGCAGAAAACTACCGTGAGTTTACCTTGCATTTAGATAATCCAAAAACCCCTACAAGATATTCTTCAAATAAGGGTTACAAACACTACGGTGGAGGCGATGAATTTTTACACTATCGCACCACTGATCGAACCGATGTAGATGGTAAAAAAGTATTGTTTGTTGAAGAAATACAATCTGACCTGCATGACACAGCAAGAAGTTCAAAACAAAGCAATACATATGAGATATCATTAAAAGAAAAAGAAAAAATTTATGATGAGCTAGAAAAATTTGGATTTGAGACTAATCGAATGGCAGGCTCGATTGTAGAAGATCAAAATTATTTAGGTGATTTACGATTTAAAGGCTCTACAGGTAGCGCGGTACCAGTGCCACCATCAGGAGTTCGTGCATTGGGTGTAGCCTTAAGAAAATATGGTGATGATGCAAGCCTAACAGCAATACCAATGCTAAGTAAAACCCAAGCTGAAGAACTGGTTAACAAATTTGGCAAGGATAAAATTATAGAAATGGCTGATATTATTGAACCTATACGCAAATCAGGCACCATACCTGATTTTCCATACAAAGGCACTGACTGGGTAGAGTTAGCAATTAAAGATATTTATAAATTAGCGGCTGAAGGTGATTATGACAGGGTTGCATTTACCAATGCCCCCACCCAAATAAACAGAAACCAAAAAAGATTAAACTTCATTACAGACATTGGCTTACAAAGAGTTCCAAGCATAGAGGAATATGAAAAATCAAATCAATTTAAAGCAGATTTAGATAAAAATCTACAGACTAGGTATGATGATATAAAAAACTATGGAGGATTTGATTCAGACCCTGAAAGAAAAGTTTTCACAAAAAACTATCCAAACAAAGAAGCATGGTTTGCAGATCACCCAACTGAAAAAAATGATATCGAGCTGATCACAAAGTCTCGTTGGGCAGAGCAAAACACTGAAGGCGACTTTATTTTAACTAAAAAAGGCTTGGGCAACTTACAAGATGAGGATGTGTACAAAAGCCCTGAACAGTTATTAGAAATGATCAAGCAAAACCCTGACAAACAAGTTGGAGCCATGCCGATTCGTGGCAAGAATATTGATGATCTTTTAAAAGAACTAAATATGCCATTGGGCGATGTAAAGAAACAAATTATGGCTGATATAAAGGCAGGCAACATTCCATCATCTGTCGATGACGGTCAAATTTATGAACTCAACATAAAAGAAGGCAGTGGCAAAAAATATTTAGACTTGTATGGTAGTAAAATTCCTCAACAAGCTGAAAAGGTTGCAAAAAAATTTGATAAAGGTGGCAAAGAAAGAAAAACTTTTTTAAATGAAATAATATACGAGCCTTATAAAACAAATTTAGAGCCAAACGAGTTATACAATTATTACGATTTAATAAAACAACTTGATCCAAACGACCCACAGATAGAACAAATGAATGTGGTACCGCTTAAACACAAAGCCACCACCATCGACATCACCCCTGAAATGCGAAAAGCTATCTTGACCGAAGGCGTGAATGTCATGTACAAAGGTGGTATAGTTAATAAGGTTAAATCCATGGACAAACCCATCCAAGGCAACAGACGAGAAATATAATGGCAGTAGACTATTTAAAAACATACCTAGGCATCGATCCTGATGACTATTCAGCAATGGAAGCACGCATTCGTGGTGAAGAACCACAGGCACAAGCACCAATTATGATGCAACCTATGATGATGCCTCAACGCAGAAGCTTGTCAGACATTGAAGCTATGCCAAGCATGCCAAGAGTACAAATACAACCACAGGAAGATGATAGATATCAATCTTTAATGGATGAGATTGCATCTTTGAAAGCACAGATTGATGCTTTGCAAACACCTGTTGTTGAAGAAGCACCTATGATGCCTAGCGAACCCGAAGTAGCCCAAGCACCCATAATGCCTTCTGCACCTTCAGTAACACTTGAACAATTACAAAACAAAATGGTTGGCGAACCTGTACCTTTTGTTGCACAAGCACCTGTGCCTACACCAACACCTGCACCTGTTATACCACAAGCACCATCGCAAGATATTCAGTCAAGCATTGATTATCTAGCTAAGTTGCCAAAAATGAACATACCGCAGATTCCTGATGTAGAAGAAATTAAAAGAAAGATAGTAGAAGCCAATTTAACATTGCCAACACCCATTAGCTATGAAGAGCAATTGCAAAAAATTAGAGATTTGCCAAAAATAACACAAATGCCAACAAGAGAAGAAATACAAACCGCAATGCAAAACATACCAACACCTATTGGTGCCAATGTTACAAATCCTTTTCAAAAAATAAATGACATACTGCCTCAATCAACCATAAATCAGTTTAAAGCGGTTGCAAGCAAGCCAAATCCATTTGTGCCACAACAAATGCCACAACAAAAATCTAGTGGCATATTTGGCAATCTTTCTAATTTAGTAAAAAAAGAAGTCCAACAACCACAAATGCAATCATACGGTAGACCAAGTTTACCTATATCAAGAGGCTTTATGCCTGAAATGAGGGCAAGCGGAGGCGGAATAGACAAAGCTATTTACGATCTTAAGTTTAAGCTAAACGGTAGATAATAGTGGCTACAGGTTGGGGTAGAGAAGGTTGGGGAACTGACATATGGGGCGGAACTTCAGCTAGCACAACCCTTACAGGTCTTGAAGCCACATCCGCACTTGGAACGCTTTCGGTTACAGGTAAGTCAAATCTTTCTCTTAATGGTTTTGTTGGAACTTCTGCTTTAGGTAGCATCACTCTTGTTACCAACCAAAATATATCAGTAACAGGGCTATCAGCCACATCTGCTGTCAGTGGCGTAGGTGTTAATGCCCAAGCGGTTGCAACGCTTCCCTCTATTGTTTCTTCTGTTGGCACTCCAACGGTTATTACTGACGCAGAAGCAAATGTTTTTCCAACAGGTCAAGCAGCAACTTCTGCTCTTGGAACAATTGCAGTTGATGCTGAGGCAAACGTAACTCCTACAGGCATTCAGCTTACTTCAGCTCTTGGAACTGTAACTCAAACAGGTAAAGCAAATATAACTCCTAGCAGTCAAGTTGGCACTTCTGCTTTAGGCACATTAACTGTTGATGCTGAAGCTAACGTCACTCCAGCCAGTCAATTAGCAACATCTGCTTTAGGAACAGTTACCACAGAATCACAAGCTGTTGTATCATTAAATGGTTTGGTTAGCACCCTTGGAAATGTTTCTGTTAGTGTTGAGGGTGAAGCAAATATTATTATTACAACAGGAGTTGTTGGAACTTCTGCTTTAGGTAGCATCACCCTTGTAACCAATAATAATATTTCTGTAGTAGGTTACAGCGTAACAGGAAATGTTGGAACCGTTACCTTTAATGCTAAAGCAAACGTATTTCCAAACGGAGTCAGTGCAACAGGAGAAGTTGGCTCTGTAATGATTTGGTCGTTAATTCCTGATGCACAAAATCCAAATTATGCTATCATCGATGATGATCAGACACCAAATTATGCTATTATTGACGATAGCCAAACCCCTAATTGGGATGAAATAGCAGCTTAACGTAGGAAATATATATGGCAACTTATGTAAATGATTTAAGACTCAAGGAAATCGCCACAGGTGATGAGTCAGGAACTTGGGGAACAAGTACCAACACCAACTTAGAACTGATTGCGGATGCCTTTAGTTACGCAACCAAAGACTGTTTTGCAACAGATGCAGACGCAACTGAAACTATGGCAGACGGTGTTGCTGATGAAATTAGAAGTCTTTATTTAAAAGTAACCTCATCAGCTACTTTAACCGCAACTAGAACTTTAACTCTAGCACCTAACACTGTATCTAAAACTTGGATTATTGAAAACGCTACAACTGGCGGTCAATCCATAAGCATTTCTCAAGGTTCAGGTGCAAATGTCACCATTCCAAATGGCGATACAAAAATTATTTATACAGACGGAGCAGGAGCAGGAGCTGCTGTTACTGACGCTTTTGCTAATTTAAAAGTTACCGACCCCGCCCAAACTAACATTACAAGTGTTGGTACGCTGACAGTACTTACAGGTGGTACAGGTGATTTAAATTGGGATAGCGGAACTTTATTTGTAGATTCTTCAGCTAATTCTGTTGGTATTGGTACAAGTATTCCAAACGCTACATTAAAAGTGCAAGGACCAGTAGATACAGCAACTATATCAACATCGTCTACACCAGCGGCACGTATTAACAACGGAGGCGCTATTTCTAACTGGATAGGAGCCAATGGATATAACTATGGCTATATTCAGTCTATTCAAGATGACGGAACTAACAACTTAAAGCCTCTTGCGTTACAACCTTTAGGCGGCAGCGTTGGAATTGGACTGCCTATTCCCAGCACTAAATTAGATATTAAGCAGTCTACTGACAATGCTTTTAGCGGCGTTAGAATTGAAAGAAGTACAACTAGCGCACAATATAGCGTTTTAAGTTCGGCACAAGGAACAACCTATTTAGTAGGCGTTGATACCAACGATGCAGGCAATAATGTTTTGTCTTTTGGTAACAGCGGAAATGGCTCTACTTACAATGAACGCTTCCGCATCGACTCATCAGGCAACTTGTTGGTGGGTAAGACTGCTTTTGGTTTATCAACAGATGGTGTTCAACTTAGCCCACTAAACAGTAGTGCTTTTACTGCAAATAATGCTATTCCTCTTTATATAAATAGAAGAACATCTGATGGAGATTTACTGCAATTCAGAAAAGACGGCACAACAGTTGGAAGTATTGGTACTAACAGCACAGCTAACTTCCGCATACATAGCTCACAATCAGGACACAGTGGTTTAGAGTTTGGCACAGCAGCGATATTGCCTTCAATAGAAGGTGGTCTTTCAGACGGCGGTGTAGATTTAGGAATATCAAGTCAACGTTTCAAAGACCTCTACCTATCAGGCGGTATGCAGTTATCACGTTCAGTAACTTCAGAAACCGAAATTGAAAGTTATAACAACACCAGTGCAAGTGGTTCTAAATATAAAATTAGTTTTAAACAGAATGGTACACAGGTTGGTGTTATTGAAGTTGGTACGAGTACAACATCTTACCTCACCTCATCAGACTACAGATTAAAAGAAAATGTAGAATACGATTGGGATGCAACCACAAGGCTAAAACAACTTAGACCTTCACGCTTTAACTTTATAGCTGATGCTGATACAACAGTTGATGGATTCTTAGCACACGAAGTCCAAGACATAGTGCCTGAAGCTATTACAGGTGTCAAGGATGAAATGAAGGAAGAAGAATACGAGGTAACTCCTGCTGTACTAGATGAAGATGGAAATGTAGTAACTGAAGCAGTTATGGGAACAAGAGAAGTGCCTGAATATCAAGGCATAGACCAATCTAAACTTGTACCACTTTTAACTAAAGCCATCCAAGAACAACAAACAATAATAGAGTCATTAGAGGCTCGTATAACAGCTTTAGAAAGCTAATAAACTAAGAGGAAAATAAAATGGCAATAGTTTCACTTAATAGAAAAAGTTGTAGCTGTTGCAAAGAAATAAAAAACTTATCTGATTTTTATGGAAAATCTACAACCAAAGATAAGTTATGTTCCTATTGTAAGGTTTGTGATTTAGCGAGAAGCAAGGCTTATAGAGAAAAAAATAAAGAAAAATTAAAAGAATATTCAAAAAAATATTACCAAAAAAATAAAGCTATTCTTAAAGAAAAACAAAAACTGTATTCTGAAAAAACCAAAGATAAAACAATAGACTATAAGAAGAAATGGCGTGAAGAAAACTCTGAAAAAGAATATTTTTATAATTTAAAAGGAAAATACGGAATTACCGAAGAACAATTAGAACATATAAAAAATTCTTTTAATTATTCTTGTATGATTTGTGGTATTGAAGAAAAAGATTTAAAAAGAAAACTTTGCATTGACCATAATCACACAAATAATCAGGTTAGAGGAGTTTTATGTTCTTCTTGTAATTTGGGAATTGGTTATTTCAAAGATGATATAAATTTAATTGAAAAAGCCATACAATACTTAGACCAATATGATGTTGGATTTTTTAATAAAAATATAAAAAAACTTAAAAGGAAAAAATTATGAGCATATCTTATGAATGGAATGTAAACACAGTAGACGTATACCCTACTGACGAAGGACACAACAATGTGATTTATAACGTGCACTGGCGATTAAACGCCACTGATACTGAGGTAGATGCAGAGGGCAATCCCTACACAGCATCTGTTTATGGTACTCAAGTATTAGACACATCTGATTTATCAAACTTTACAGACTTTGACAGCGTGACAAGTTCACAAGTACAAGGTTGGGTCGAAGGTGCAATGGGTGAGGAAGAGGTGCAATCTTTAAAAGATAGCCTTGATGCAAACATTGCAGGGCAAATCAATCCAACAAGTGAAACTAAAACTTTAGTATCTTAATTTTATTTATTTAAATATTAAGATAGAATATAACTTTATTAACTAGCTTTTATAGGGAGCAAACTATGACTGAAGAGAAAAAAGAAATGACCAACGAAGAACCAATCATCATTACATTTGACGATGTGCCTTACAGGGCATCTGACTTGAATGAGAAGCAATTGCCTTTAGCTATTGACTTAAATCAAATAGTTCCAGAGCTCAGACAATTAGAGCAAAGGCACGCTAGGTTGATGAGAGAAAAGGATCATTTGGTTAATGACTTTAAACGTAGCTTAGAAGTGGAAACACCAGAAGATACACAATCAGAGGAATCTGATGCCTAACCCTAAGCCAACAGTTTCATCTGTACATCATGAGCTTTTGCGACATGAAACTGAGTGCAGTGAGCGTTGGCGTACCAATTTCAAACAACTAGACAAACTAGAAACATCTATCACCAGAATGATGTGGTGGATGATTGGTGGTCTGACAACCATAGGTGCTAGTTTGTTGACCCTAGTCCTAAGAAGCCTATTCACACAATGAAATTCAACAAAATTAAAAGCCTTATAGGTGGCTTAGTGCCAACGATTGCTGCTGGCATGGGTTCACCTGTTGCTGGCATGGCTGTGAACATGGTGGCTGATGCACTAGGTTGCAAGCCAGAGCCTAGATCAATAGAGCAAGCAATAGCTGATGCGACACCAGAACAATTACTTAGACTTAAAGAAGCAGAACAAAACTTTGAAATCCAAATGAAACAAATGGATATAGATGTTTTTGCTCTTGAGACTCAAGACATCCAAGATGCTAGAAGCAAATTTAGCAATGACTGGACTCCTAAAGTTTTAGGCTTGCTTTCAATGATGGGGTTTATGAGTTACATCTTTTTTATTACTGCCTTTCCAATTGATGACAGCTCTGACGATATAGTCATGCTGATCATTGGATCATTAACAGGTATAGCTACAGCAGTTATATCTTTTTACTTTGGGTCTAGTAATAAAAAGGAGAAATAATGTACCTATATATGCATCAAGAAGATAAACATTTCGATAGAGAACTTATTAGAAAAAGGTTGATAGATTTTGAGGGCTTAGTCCTCAAGTCCTACACTTGCCCCACAGGATATATTAGCGTGGGCGTGGGTAGGAATCTTGAGACCAATGGCATCACAGAAGAAGAAGCCATGTACTTGCTTAACAATGACATCAGCACAGTCATCAAGAAACTAGACAAGCACTGGATAGCTTGGCGTAAGCTACCCATCACAGCACAATACGTTTGCATAGATGTGGTTTTTAACATGGGCATTAATACTTGGATGAGCTTTAGAAAGACCAGAGCTTACATGGAAATGGAGCAATGGGATAAAGCTGGCGATGAGTTACTCAATTCAAAATACGCTGAACAAGTAGGCAGACGTGCCATATTTAATTCGGAGCAACTGAAAAGCTGCAAGGAATGACCCAGTGGCTAGTGCTAAATCTGTTGGGGATTTTGGCGAATATTTAGCAGCAGCATACTTGTCTCTGGTTGATGAGATCACCACAGTTTTAATCGTACCTCATGGAGCTTCAGCAGATATCGTCTTTGAATACAAACTTGAGCTGTATCGTTGCCAAGTTAAAACTGCAAGCAAGATAGAAAAAACCAGACAGAACTGGCGTTTTGATCTAAGACGTGGGCTTCATGCTAAAGACAGAACTTATAAACGCAACAGCATTGATCTATTCGCTCTAGTATCTCTGGGGCATCAGAACGTGGTATTCATGCTGCCACAAACCAAAAACCAAATCACCATCACTGATGAGCATATGAAAAACAACGATGCTCTGAAAAACCTGCAAAATATTATCTCTGAAATTAATTAAAATAATTGTTTACATATATATCTAAATATTTGTATAATAGGTTATTCATTATTAATTAGGAGATAAAATGAAACACCAAGCAAAAAAATTATACAAAGGAGAATATCTTTATAGGGGTTATATCATAGTAGATATGACTTCTTCTTCTGGTTATACACATTGGAATATTGGTAAGTATGATCTAGAAAGCAACTGGGTTGATGGCAATAGTTTCTTTGATTCAACAAATACTTTAACCGATGCTAAATGGGTTGTTGATGGAATAGTTTCTTTTGAAGAAAGAAGGTCTGTTGCTTAAGTAACCCACCCCACCAGTAACAAGCTCCTTCATTGGGGCTTTTACTGGTAGAACTAACTCATTTTTTATAGGAGATAAAATGGAAGAACAATACTACAACAACTTTACGATTAGCACTGCTAATCAATTTGGAACTACAGTCTATATCGTTAGACCAAGCGAGTATGCCCATCAAATGTGGGGCGAAGATCATGGTGATCAATTTGGCGAGCTAGGTCAGGAATTCTGGGCTGATGTTTATTCAATGAAAGATGCAGAAGCAATGATTGATGCTTTTGTTGCTGACTTAGAAACCAGAGAGGTAGCGTAATGAGTAAGAAATTAATTACTAATGTAGGGGGCGTTAAGATTGTGGCTGACAGTCATAAGGAATTTATCGCTAAAATTAAGCTGGCATTAAAGTGCCAGCACAACCATCGAATCTTCAAGCAAGAAGAATTCAGATTAACCAGAGGAGAGAACTATGGTAGGTAAGCTAACAAAAGACGATGAGCTATCAGCATCAACTGTAGCTAATGCAATGGGTAAGGGTAAATACAAATCTAAGCAACGTCAGTTGCAAGAACATATCAAAGCCAAGCATGGTGAAGATATTAGTTTTGACCAGAACACAGCAATGGAGCTAGGAGACTTCTTTGAGGAGCATATCATTAGGTATGCAGCTAAGAAGCTTGGGCTGACAGATGTGCAGACTGAGTTTCCAGAAGCTTTTACTCATCCATTCTATCCAGTGAATTGTTCTTTAGATGGAACAGCAATGGCAGATAACTTAGAAATTGAAACTGACCCTGCTAAGGGCATTTATGTGGTGAGCAACAATGAAGATTAATGGCAAAGGCATCATCGAGTGCAAACTAACCAAAGACTATCCAAAGGATTATCCTGAAGATTGGCGTGGTTGGATTCAATTAAAAACTCAAGTTGAAATCACTGGTTGTTCTTGGGGCGTTCTGGTGGTCTTTAGTCATATTGCTAATGAGATTAGATACTTCTTCTATGAGCGTGATCCAGCCTTCAGTGAGCAGCTAAGACTTTTAGCTGATGACTGGCAGAAAAGGGTTAAGACAGAGACTT